GAGAAGCACGAGATACCGTATTCCCTTCTCTACGAGAACACCTACACCTTCTCGGGCGCCTTTGCCATTCGGGTCGTCAAGGATATTGACGCCGAGCACCCCGCTAGTCGTATGTTCTGGTATATACGCACCTGGGACAACCTTTATAGGAATCGGCGTTGGGCCACCTCCGATGAGCGCAATCCCTATTACGGCTCCGCGACGTTTTTGATTGCGGGGCGTGACCGAGAGGCCTCCGCTGCGCCCATTCTGTGGAATACGCTCGTGCCCTTTGCAAAAGAAGAGCGTGACCCTGGATTCAGCCTGGGCGAAATGAATTGGGACCTCGGGCCAGGAATAGGACGGGCGACCCCCCACGTGCCCGTCCCTGAAGGCTCCATAAACTTCTCCACGGCCGAAAAACCGGCGTTCAGCATCTTTCTACGCTATCCGAACCTCGCATCCACATTCGACACGAAAACCGTGGAGCTCAACCTCGTTGTGAATTCATGGGTGGTCTACACGATAGAGGATAATCGGGGCTACATTGCGTTTACGAACTAAAGATGCTCTGCGTAATATTTAGTATGGAGCCCGTAGGTGGAATTACAACTCTCTTGGACCTCACGGATCGTGACCCCCAAGAGAATTACCTCTTTCCCCTCGCAACAAACAAGTCCTGGTTTTCCAAAGACAGGAACCGAAAGACCGTCAGTTTCATTCCCCAGGTGCAAACGACTCTGTTCCGTGGCCCCGCTGAATTCGGCCAGCGTTTCTGTTTCGACCTCGGCTCGCTTCGTGTCGGCGACCTTCTTTTTGGAGCGGCCCTACAAATAAAGCTCGGACACTGGCTAGATTCCAGCACTCTTTACGACCTTGAGGCGGGGCGAATTACCTATACGAATCCGCAGGCCGACGCATGGGAGTATGCAAATTCACTCGGGTCCGCCTGCATCGCCTCCGCCGAGCTGGAAATCGACGGAAAGACGCTGGAGACGATTGATGGCGACTTCATTTATGCGTTTGCGAGCCTCTTCGGTGACTACAACGCCCAATTCGGAGTTGCGTATGACCATCTTGCGAGGGTGCCTATACAGACGCTGCGCAACTTTGCGGCGGCCGGCACTGTCCGTAATTTCCCCACAGAGGATGGCTACGTCCACTGTCCTCTCCCCTTTTTCTTCGGTCGTGTGAAATACCAGGAAGCCCTGCCGCTCATTGCGTCCAAAGAGGGGGCCGTCCGCATTTTCGTCACCCTCCGCCCCTTTTCTGAGCTCGTCCGCAGAGTTTCAGGGACTCGGGCGTCGTGTGATGAAGTCCCCTTGGACCGGCGCATACCGTTTTCTGACCGAGTGCGCACGACTTCGCCCACCATACCACTCCTAGAGTCCGTGGGTCTTGTGACACATGGGGCTCTTCTGGACGGCGAGTATCGCCAACACCTCCTTCGCAAACCGTTTGAGATGCTGCATCGGGAACTGCATACATTCACATTTGACGAACCGACGAAGTATCAGGTGTCCAAGAACACGGCGGCAGATACGGTGACGATACAATTACCTCTAGAGGCGAATCATCCTCTGGAGGAAATCATATGGACTATTCGGCGTAAGGCGACGGCCACCAATAACGAGTGGACGAATTACAGTAGTCGGGTGGAGTCCGAGTGGCCTTCATCGCCACCCACCGAAGTCTTCTTCACACAGCCCATGCTTCTCAAGGCCAAACTCCAAGCCAACGGAATCACGATGATTGAGGCCGACGAGCAGTATTTCCGACAGCACATCGCTTCCAAACACAAGGGGGGTTACGCAGCCTATTCGGCCTACATGTACGGCCTATCCTTTGCAGAAAAGCCGGGCGTACACCAGCCAACCGGCTCTATCAATGCATCTCGTGCGAACTCTATCCGACTCACGATGGAAATCAAAAATCCGGGAGGGTCCTTGGCCCAACAGGACTGGGAAATCAAGGTGTTCTGTATGGAAATCAACTGGCTCCGTTTTGCGAACGGCCTTTCGAACCCTATATTCGAGGATTAATCTTATCTCCTGCGTGTTATACTACGGGCTCTTGGCGCCACGCTACGTGCTCTTGGCGCTACGCTACGAGCTCTTGGCGCTACGCTCCTACTTGCACTACGAGCACCTCGAGGATAGTCGTAGGAATGTGGCTTTCCAACGTAATTGGGCGCATCGTAATTCGGCAAAAACCATAGCGCAAGTCTCGGCTTACCATCACTATAGCCACGCAGGGGATTGTCATAAATATAGGCTTTTACGCAGTTGTCCGATTCATTTATCTTTTTGAAGTCCCTTATGTATTCCGCAAATGTCGTCCCCTTTTTTATTCCCCGTTGGTCACGTTTCGCTTTCATAAGCTTTTTAAAAAACTCCTCAAACCGCTCTAGTATTTTAGGGTCGCCCTCTAAGTATGTCATGGCCTTATTAAAACATGTTTGGGTGTTGTGCACGAGGATATTGAAATTCTCCACGCTTATTGTTTTCGTCTGATCCGCTTCCTTAAATCCAGCGGTGTCCCCTTTTGCGAGAAAAAACGCAAACATTTGACAAAAGCCTTGTGTGTTTACAGCCTGTAGCTTGTCATACGGATTCATATCTTTTCCATCCACATTTGCGATGTAGTGGGTAACTTTTCCCGGAGCATACCATATAATACGTTTTTCCGGCCCCACTACACCAGGAGTTTTCTCTGAGAAAATTAAATCAATACCGTATTTTTCGCACAGCATTTCATATGGGCTTGTATCAGCTGTAGCTTTTTTTGAAGGCCCATAAGTAGCTGACATAATTTGCGCAAAAATAGATTGGAACGCCTCATACTGAGATTCGCCGTCATTTGGAAGAACGCAGAGGTCCTCACGGAATGTCTCAGGAAATGGATACCACGTTTTTACCCGCATACCCCTACATAGTATATCGAGAATATTTTAGGCGACGGAGGTAACGTCTACGAAACTTATCGGCGCCATCTAAATAAACAAAGCGCCATCTAAATAGTATGGTCGCAGCGCTGTTGCGAGTCTTGCATAGTGGTATACAAGACTCACGACTTCTTTCTCCGAAAGGGCAGCCGAACGTCGAGCTGTTTAAGACCGTCCTTATCAAAGCCGGCCGTTTCACGACGCAGTGGGTTCGGCTCGACTTTGATACGAACCCCACATTCGGAAACAAGGCCGTCATCACACTTCCTAGAAAGGGCCATCTCATTTCCCGTCTCTATCTTGTATGCACCTACCCTGACATTTTCACGGCCCAACGCAACGCTGCGGCGACCGGCGGTTTCCTCGGCCCCGCTTGGACGTGGACGAATTCACTCGGCCACGCCATCGTGAATTCCGCAAGAATCGATATAGGGGGCGTCCGCGTCGAACAAATCGACGGACGACTCCTAGAGGTCCTGGACGAGTTCTATACACCTCTAGAGAAGGTCCCGCTCGCAAACAGCCTTATCCGACGAAACATGACGAACTTCCCCGACTTTTCCACGGCGTCCACGAACCCCGTGGTGACGTACACCCCTCTCCCTTTCTGGTTCTCTCGTGGAGACTCAGGAATCGCCCTGCCCATAGACGCTCTCGCCGTTGACCCCGTGAAACTCACGGTTGCATTTAACCCGCTCGCAAACCTAGTTGTTAGCACGGGGCTCGCACAGAATCCCACAGACGTGGCCGGCTCTCGCTATTTCCCGATAGAGGGCGGCAAGTTCTATGTGGCTGATCCAGCCGGCCCAGGCGTATACGGCCTTCCTGCAACAGCCGGCGCCATCGGCAATCCCGCCGTCGCCGTCCATGCCACCGCCATTCCGAACGCAGCCATGCCGTCCCCGCTCCTCCTCAAAGACACCTATATCATCGCCGAATATATATACTTGGACGCCCCAGAAGCCAACAGATTCCGCATATCCGACATTGAAGTCCCCGTGACCCAACACTACGCATTTGATCCTCACGATAGTTCTGCGGCTCCCATGTCATCTATTGACCTGAGAATACCGAATCCGACGAGGAACATCCTCTTTTATGCAAATCGCTACGAGGCCCCCTCGTTCAATGCGCCCTTCCTCGCAACCAGGGACTTATCTGGCGCCACTGACCCAGGCCATCTCTGGTGGCCCGATGCGGCCCCAATCAACATGAAATCGCCGGCGCTCCTGCAACCCGGATTCGTATTCCGCAATTCCGAGCCGCTCAAAACGATACAACTCGTCTATGAAGGAAGCCTCGTGCGCTACTCCACACTCAGCCCATCCGTCTTTCGCTCTCTTATACCCTCAACCGAAATGAAAAAGTCCCCCTACATCAACCGCTACATCTATTCGCTCCACTTCGGACTCAATCACGGTAATTTAGACCCATCCTATCCTTGTGGCGAGGCGAACCTAGACAAGGTCACGAGCATATCGCTCGACCTTGAATACAAGCCGGTCGCAGGGAGTTCATCCAAGACCAATGTCCCTCGCTACATCGTTTGGACCTGGGCGGAGACCTACAATATCTTCCGTGTGTACGCTGGACGTGGCGGTATGATGTTCGCCTACTAAACCTCTGCGGCGACCACGGACACGAGAATACATTTTAGAGCCGATAGGATGTGCCAGACGGAATGGTATTTTCCTAGGGCGCTTGATAGGGCGTGCAGAAGAAACACAAGTACGTTGAACGCAAAGATACACTCCCTCTTCTTTTCGGACAGACCCGCGGCCAATTGAAAATCGTAGAGGGCCCATACGAGCGCCCCCAAGTGGTCCGCATAGAATAGCATAGTCCACTTCGGCTCGTCGTATATGTGCCATGCGACCGAGAGGGACGTTCCTATAAATACGACGTAGGGATATGTGGCACCCTCCCTATTACGCCAAGGAACCATTGCGAGGTAGTGCGGAAGAGTTGTTAACACTGCTGTCGTTATGACCATTATCTATAGGATACGTAGTGGCCATATTTTAAACCGAGAATCTAGTAGAATGTCCTCCCCCTTTCACACGTGCGTTCGTCCTCCGTGGCACCCACCGAGTTACGTCTTCCAATACGTCTGGCCGGTTCTTTATGGATTATACCTTTATACTCTCTTCACACAATGGAATAATACGCGTCTGCGGGATATTCTTATCATCGGCCTCGTTCTCAACATTTCCTGGGTTCCCGTATTTGCGAAAAACTCGGGGCTCGCTCTCGTGATTCTTACGGCGATGATATGGCTTTCGCTCCGTGTTCAAAATACACTGACGAAGACTGCATGGTTCCTGTTCAGTCCCTACACTGCGTGGCTCCTCTTTGCATGGACACTCAATGCGTATATTGCCTGGAATTGCTGAACGGAAATATTTTCTTTATACAAAGTATACAAAGATGCACAGCCCTTTTATGTTCTTCTACACTGCCGTTCTTTTCTACGTGTTAACCCCCGGCATCCTCCTTTCTCTCCCCCCTAAGAGCTCCAAGATGCT